GCGATTGAAGCGACACGCCGAGACTCTGCACAAACGAGTCTTGGAACAGCTTAGCCCGTCCAGAGTTTACATGTTCGTTGTCGATGGACTCGGCCAAGAACACTACCCCATCAACCACGGTGGGGAAATACGTATCTACCGGGAAGGTTATCTCCTGATCTAACGTGTAGTCAGGGGGTGTCTGCGCGTACTCCCCGACAAGCACAACCCCGGCAGCAGGCCGAGGGTATACGAAGAATCTGTTGGGGTTGCGCACATGGCGCATAAAATTTACTGGTTGCCCAGCTTCTTCATTTAGCCAGTTTGGCGCTGTGCGATCCAATGTCTCACGATTAACCTCTGTGACCGCATTGCCGTCCTTGACTTGAAAGATTTCGATTAGGCGCGTCGAGTCAGCGGGGCAACTCTGCAAAACAGTATTGTAGGTTGTAGTAAAGTCAGCGATGACCGCAAACAAATCGGGGCGAAGCATCACCATCTTCTTCAGAGTTTGATTTACGAACCCCAACAACACCGTATCACTGTAGCGATACGTTGTCTTGGTGTCTTGAATCAGACGCCTTACTTCGGTGATGACTTCATTGGGTGTCATTACGGCAATCCTCTAGAGGCTTCCTCAGCCAACTCAGGAGAAGTATACGGTGGAGCTTCTGGAATGTCAGCAGTTGATAGGTCAAGTGCTGCACTACGCTTCTTCCGTACCGATGCAATCCGCTTCGGGGCTTCAGGCGGCATGAACCGCTCGGGGTACGCAATCTCCTCGGGTACTACTTCGCAATCCGGGTTCTTCGCCAGAATGTCGTTGTAGTCATAAATGAAACCGTCTTTCTTGACGCGGATGTACATCGTACTCATCTGAACCTCGCTGTCTTCTTCGCTATGCTCTTTGGCTGCGCAACAAACTGCTTGCCAGCCGCCTTACCCGCACGCTTCGCACGAGTTGTTGCTGCGTATTCAGCAGGTGTCAGTGCCTTGATCGCCTGTTCGGGCAGATACCGCTCACCCGTCTTGGATGAGGGTTTACCCGACTTCGTGCGCCATTTCTGCGCAGTCCAGTCTTTGAGCGATTGCTGGGGCGCTTTCACTTGCCGAGCTTTCTCAGCGTCTGCGCGAGACGGGCACGCTGGCCCATCTTGCCGGGTTTCTTGGCAGCAGCCGCCAGCTTTCCAGCCGGGATCGTCTCGCCTTTCTTCACACCCATCGCGGCCCGGAGCGCACCGGGCTTCTTGATGGCCTTCTGAATCCATTTCTCAGCCACGATAACCACCGCCTTTCGCTTTATATTCCTTCGCCAGCAACTGGGCCTTGCGGGCGCTCCACTGGCCTGCGGCAGTACCCTGTACCGCCCGTCCCTTAATGGACTCAAAAAGGCGTTTACGCATTTCAGGCTTCGTGTAGTTGCCCGCTGCGTTTACCTTGGACTTCGGTTTGGTCGCCATGTCAGCACTTCCAAGCCCGCAGGCTCTTGTTGATCCGGCTGTTGGGGTCGTTGGCTGTCTTCGCGGAAGTCAGCTTCTTCTTCATGCCCTCCATCCGGGCACAGAAGGAATCGCGCCGTGGGCCACCTTCAGGCTGCGGCGGTTTCAGTCCGGGTTTACCCGGATTGGCCTTGTTGTAGGACGCACGCCCTTTGGCATTCAAGCCACCCTTGGGGTCTTTGCCTTCTTTGCGCTGCCATGCTGGTGTCTTTGCCATTACGCGATCCTTTCTGCGGAAATGATTGCGGAAGGGATCGCCGGGACTGCGGGCGGGCCAGCCGCTGCTGCCGTGTGATCAAGCGTCACAGAGACGTTCTCAGGAAGCCACAAGACCTGAACGTATTGGTTTGCAGTCACCGTGATGTAGAACACAATCTGGAAGAACGCGCTGCCGCCGTCACCAACCTTGGGCACCGACATTTTCGTAGCAGAGCGAACAACATTGACCCCATCAAGTGCGAGCCAGATAGTCACGTCGTGATCCGCAGCATCCGAGTTGGTGAACTGAAGGTTCGGCATCACGGCGTAGGTTCCCGCTGCCGCGAACGTCAGTCGCGTGAGATTCGAGCCGTCCGTCACCATCGTGATGCCGGAGCCAGCTACCTCAGTTGTGCCAAACTTCACAGCCGTAGCAACTGTTGTGCTACCTGTCTGATCGGTGATGTCCGAGAACGAGGCGTAAGCGCGGCCTTGAAGGACGGTGTACGGCACCTTACCACTGAGCACGTCGATGTTGGTGACATTGACCTCGCCCGTACCCTTGGGCGTGATGTTGATGTCGATGTTGGCGTCAGTTCCATCTGCGGCCAACGTGTTGCCGTTCAGGTTCACACCCGCCGCAGCCGCGCTAGTCGCCAGCGTCGTAGCTTCAACTAACGTCAGACCCGTAAGTGAACCTGAGAACGTCACACCCGAAATCGCGCCGCCAGTAATGCTGACGTTGCTGGATGCTTGGGTAGCCATCGTACCCAGCCCAAGGTTGGTGCGGGCGTCGGAGGCCGTGGACGCGCCCGTGCCGCCGTCCGCGATAGCAAGGTCAGTGATACCAGTGATAGAGCCGCCAGTGATAGCAACCTTGGCTATAGCGACCGACCCGGTACCGTTAGGTGCCAGCACTAAATCGCCGTTCGAGTTGAGTGCGCGGATTGTGTTGTCGTCAATCTGGATGTTATCAACAGATACGGAATCAGTACCAACTTTGAGCGCGGTCGCTACTCCCGTGCCACTGTAGACCGTCTTCTCGGTCGCGGTCGGGCCATCGTCAACATGCAGTAGCTGATCGAACGTGCTGGCAATCGTGCTGCCGGTTAAGTTGGTTGGCATTCAGTTCTCCTTGTGCGGCGCGTCATGCAGTCCAGTACGTACCAGTTCCTATTGCATACGCAGCAGAAATAGTACCGCTGTTCAAGACCATCCCAATCTCTATGCGCGGCGTAGAGTTTTTAAGCCACGTTTTCGTAAGCGAATACGCAGCCGTTGATCCTGTGGAAAGCCCGCCCCTAAATGCGAACGCCAGATCGTCTGTTCCAGCCCCAGTAGAAAACAATGGTGCGGGCATATCCGTAGGCAGCAAAATCACCAACGAACTATTAGAGGTTCCGGCCACAGTGTAATTGAGCATGAAATCAAAAAACACCATGTTGCCGATCCGCTGCCAGCGGTACCGCAAGTTGGTAGTCCCGCTGGGGGGTGTCCCATTCCAAGTAATGTCCGCAGGTGTGAGCGCCCCTCCTGTGGGGCCAGTACCGCGATCCCCTAAACGCAACAGCGGCATCGTGCCGCCCGTATCTTCAAAGAATGTTTCCCCGAACGAATCAGCGTACAGACGATTGCCGTTGTAAACAGCCACGCGATCTGTTTGGTTGTTACTAAATTTGCCAGCAAACACATAGCCGGGTTCGGCTACATTCTCATCTATCACTAACGACTTATAAGACGTTGTGGACGCCCCCAACGACAACATGTTCACGTTGTCAAATACAACAAGCCCGCCCTCAAATGTCGCGGCTTTTGGCCCAACGCGAAGGAGTATATCGTCAAGCATTGACCGAACAGTGACGCTCTGGAAAACGAACGCGGAAGTTAGCGCAGTCGCAAATATCTTTTCTTCGCCTATAGGTCGAGCGTCAAAACTTCCGAGAAAATACCCAGACGCTCCATCCATCCACATAGGGGCGATGGAAAAAACACCGCCTGCGCCAATGTTTGTTTGAATTGCGTGTAGCTTTGTGTCACTAATAGCAAGCTGGTCTTGGTTCTCCAGAACCATTGCCACGCCGCGATGTGTTTCAATCTGTACGGCGCGGTAAGTGTTATCACTTCCGCCGCTGGCGGCAGAAATACCAAAGCTGTGAATGTCGAACGCAGGTGTAGCAAATTCGACGTTCGTTACCGTTTCCGTAGCAGCGTCAGACAGCGTTACCTGCGTTGCAGAAATGTATGCTGCAATTGTTGCACGGTGCAAACGGTTTCCAGTTCTTGCGCCTTTGACGTAAATAACAATGCCTACATCACTCGCCGAGAAACAAGCCGCGTCAGCAGTCAACGTCGTGCTTCCACTATTGATGGATACCAACGCGCTACCAAAGTAAATTTTGTAGTTAACCACGTCTACATAACTGGTGTTTACCGTGACGGTGGTAGCGTTGGTGAACCCTACAATTTTCGTCTTTCGTATAAAAGACGGGCCTTCTAGCACAACCGTGTGCCCTACGTCAGAAACCGAAAACAGCGAGGCGCTTGCGGTAAGTGTGGTGCCGTTTTGTTGCACCGTTGTAGTCCCCGCCCACTTGTACTCCCAAGAGTGACCACCGCCGTAACAGGTGAAATTTTCAAACCGGCAGTTTTGCGATGCAAAGTTCTGGACTAGGGTGTTGTCCCAAGACCCGCTGGAGATATTTGCAATCCGCGACTGAGCAATCGAGTTAAGCCCCAGCATTACTGGAGAAGCAACGCTCGTATTTACCCGCTCAAAAAAGAAACCCTCCAAATAAATGGCTCGCTCGGCAGACTCAGGAATAGTGGGACTGCCAAACTTGAACACATATTTG